AAATTAAGCTAAAATAGAATGAAATTATCCTTATCTATGCCTTTAACATTTAACAGTAAACAAATTGATAAAGTTGTTTCTATAGATGATGTCGGGTCTTTATCTAATCCAGAGATTTTGTTGTTGAAAGATGAGCTAATGACAGCTATTAACAATATGGATGACTATATTAAGAAATTTAAACAGGAAAAACAAGAAGCTTATGATAAGGATTGGCATCAAAAAGTAAGACGCAAACAACAGGTCTGCAAAGCGTTTTTATCGCAACTTATTAGTTTAGATCACGATGAAAGTTTATTTAGATCTATTTATGATAAACATTTCTCGCAAATTATTTTAGAATATATAGATAGAAACGAGTTTAGAACTATCCACAATAAAGCACGTTCTTTAGCTATTGCTGAATTGGAAAAAATAACATGACACCAAAATACACGAATGGAAAAAGAAGTAACAGGTCAGAGTTGAAACTTCAAAAACTTAAAGAAAATAGATTAGAGGAATATGCAAAACAATTAGATAAAGATATTAGAGGTTATGACCATATTATTGAATATGCAGATAATCATACTGCAAGTCTTCGTAGTGATTGGGTTGATGAAAATATTAGAACTATTATTATTAAACATAATTATAAAGTTAATAAAGTTGCAAAGATGTTAATTCGTGATTTTACTGATAAAGAACAGGAGGCAGCCGAAAATGCAATCTCAGAATTTTAGAGATAAAGAAATATTGGCAATGACACCTGATATGGAAGGTGTAACTAGACCACAAAAAGATAAAAAAACTAAAAAATTTACTTTTATTATTAAAGGAATTGGAATAGGAACTGCCCCCATGAAAATATCTACATATGCAGAAACACAAACTAAAGCTGTTAAATATATTAAGGCTAGATGGAAAGATTGTAGTTACGAATTGATATAAAAAAATAAAAAAATCTTGTATGTCACACATTTAACCTGTAAGGGTAATTTTGGAGTCCAACCAATATATTATGGTCTTACATATAAATTTAAAGGTTGGTTTTATGACGGAAAAGTTGTCTATCTCAGCAGAACATATGAGACACGATCAGAAGCACAGGCAGCAGCAGAAAGACTTAGGACAAATAGTATGTTGCGGTAATCATGTATTTAGAGTTATAAATGGAACAAGATATTGGCTTAGTCCACCGCCTGATGATTACGAAGCATAAAATAAATGGCTTCTCTTAGATATCATGCTGGTCGCATGGTTCTCTATGAAGAAGAGCCAAGAGTTTGGCGAGTAAAGATTAAGACTAAACAAGGCAAGCTAAATTTACCGCTAAAAGCAAAAGAATTAGAACCTGCATTAATAGAAGCAGAATATTTATATGCAGATGCCAGATGTATGAGCAGAGATCATCCTTTATGTATAGATTGTATCCACCATCTAGTTATAAAAGCAGAATGTGGCCTTGGTATGCCAGAGGGCAAAGCTAGTGGGGGAGTTTGGGCGAAGGATTGCGCTTACTTTTGGGAGAAGAAGATCTAGGATCTATTCTGTCTATATGATCGCCAGCTTGGTTTATTATTTTTACTAATCTAAAATTTTCTTTTGCAAAAGCACTTATAAGATCTGGTATATCGTTAGGATCAAGTGTTTCTATAACATGACGTAAAAATATCTCAACGTGTAATTCCTCTTCTAGTGTAACGTCAGCTAAACTCCAAGGCTCAACTTTTCGCCTTTTTTTGGCTTGTTTGTTAAACCAATTTGACCAAGGCATTACAAGTCTCATTACAAGTACCTCCAACCCAAGACTAACGTACTGGTCTTATAAGGCAACAAAGCTATACTTGATTTAGTTACATTCTTACTATGCACACACAGACTAGAGGCTATGGATCGTCTAAAAAAAAGAAAACTAAAAAAGTAAAAGTTAAATTAGGAAGATAGTTATCTACCCGGAAACAAAGCTTTTTCTAACATATCGCAAAGGCGGTCATCTACTGTATTATCAGTTTTTTTAACCATAGCTCGTACTATATCAAGTGCGAGTTTTTTTATTGCAGATCCACGAAGAAAGGCAAAAAGAATAGGCTCAATAACTTTTAGCATAATTTTTTATATGTTGCTACGTTTATAGTAGCTCACTCATCACACATAGAGCTATAGCCTCTTCTACTGGTCATAACGGAAGAGGCTATCTTCTTGGCTTGATTTCAGCTACAGCAAGTTCTACTTCTTTTAGACGGTGAAACACCTCTTTCATGTCATCGTGCATATCGTCTATTTTTGTAGTTAGTAATTCTATAGCTGTTGTATTTCGCACGAGATCATCTCTTGATTGTCTTCCACGATAAGAGACAGAACCGACTGAGACAAAACAAGCTGTTAACATAGCTCCACCTACTGCTGCTATTACTTCAACCACTTTACGAGTCCCTGATCTATGCCTATTATACTAAAAAACCCTATGGAAAAAGAAAAAAGCAAAAATATGCCACAAAATAATAAAGAATTAGAAGATGACAAACCTGATTATCAGGAGAAAATCACCTTTTTAGTTTCTACTGTGGCACAAGCTTTTATTTTAACTTGGTGTTTATTAGTGCTTTCTCTTGGATATATAAAACTACCTAATAAGCTATTTGGAATAGATATACCAGATCAGCCTAGAGTTGATTCAACTTTTGCTGCTGGACTTTTAGGAAATATATTAGGTGGGCTAGGTATTAGTGTTAATGCAGCACAGGGAGCCAAGAAGAAAAAGAAAGAAGAAGGAGAAAATGGTAATATCGGTAACTCTGCTAGTGGCACTCAGACTATAATAATAAAACAACCATTAGAAATCGTCACAACAAAACCTGACGTAATCAAAGTTGATCCCACAAAAAAATGAAAAAACTACTTCCATTTTTGCTTTTAGTATCTGCACCAGCTTATGCAGATATAACTCAGAAGTTCACAACATCTGCTCAGATTACTGTAGATATGCCATACTCTGTTACCAATAAATTGGGTACGACTTATTCAATATCAGGTAATAACATTACACCTTCAGTTACTTCTGGTGGATCTACAACTTCTGGTGCTATCGGAGGATTAAATTTAAGTAGTTTAACTGAGGGCGTTCCGGCTCTAATACAAACTGACAAAGCTATCACAACAGCAGGTTCAGCCTTTTCTCTTACTGAGGCGGTGACAATCGGTGACGTAACACCATCAGCAATAACACCATCGTCAGGAATAGCAGCATTACCTCATCTCGGTGGACAAACTACAATAGGTTCTGGAGGAACTCTCGGTTCTGGAGCGATGACTTCTTTATCATCAGGGGTTCATACCTGTAGTGGTGCATTTGGGTCGGGTTCTAGCTGCGTAGGATCAACAACAGTAACCATAACCATTGACTAAATTTTGGCTGCTATTAATAATATTATTTCCTGTCAAAACCTTTGCAAATCCAGTAGTCCCTACCTTCCGTACAGGATCTTCAAGTACAAATTCTACTTCTCAAAGTGTAGTGACAGAGAGCATTACTTCCCATCAATATCGAACAGGATATTCTTATGGAGTCTCAGGAACAAATATAGAAAGTGCGGATGTTAATGGATATATTAATTCTATTCCTACAGCAGAAACTACTCAAACAGTTAATGGGATTAACTTTTCTTATACAAGTCCTTCGTTGGAGGGTGTTCCTAGATGGAAGATAGTAAACGAAGGGCAAGCATTTTCTTTAGTAGAAACAATGATTACACCGGGCATCGACACTATAACGACAATAAATCGCACCATAAATACAACCACAACAACCACCGTAGAAACTACCTTTGGGCAGTAGCTCTAATTCTTTGTCCTACAAAGGTCTTAGCTAATACAACTGTTGCAAGTCCTAGTTCAAATGCACAAGGAACAGTAAATAATAATGCGACTATGATTGCCCCACAGAGTACCCCACAATTTAGGATGAGTCAGGGTATAGTTTGTAGTTCTCCAAGTCTTACCATTACTCCTTATGTAACAGATGCTCATACATTTAATACTCCTAGAGAAACAGTAACAAGACAAAATATATACGATGAAGATACAGGTGCTATTAAGTACGTTCAAGAAACACCAAGATTTGAAAAAGAAAATTTTAATTTTAATTATGGCATTTCTGCTCAAATAAGTATTCCACTTGGCAAAGCACCTGCACTATGTCATAAGGCAACTGAAGTGAATATTAAAAATCAAAAAATATTATACGAAAAAACAAAACTAGAAGTTGCATTATTCAGACTAAGAGTATGTGGCGAGCAAGCTAAACTCGGTGTTACCTTTACAGGCAAATATGCGTCTATTTGCGAGGGGATTGCAGTTACAGTACCGCCCGGTCAGGTTATACCCCATACACACAAAATTGACGTAAAAGCACAAAAATAGCCCCTTCAGAATCGGCTGTAAGAGGCTTGTAAAAAAGTCTGCTTATGTTTATACCTTGCAAAAATAGTAAAATAAGTACCTGATTGTCTTTGAACAGAGACTAGATCAAGCTAGTGTGCCAACAGATTCTTGGTACTTAATAGAGGCATTGTCAGCCTAGTCCGTTAAGATTTTGGGGATTACCTCGTATTAGTTATTCTACCTTATCTTTTTTGTTTGTCAGTTTTTTTATTATTTGCTTAACAATAGGTTTCACTAAATTTAAAATAATAGGAGTAGTCGCAGCCACACTAGCGAT